TTAACGTATTATTCCTAAAAAGTCCTTTGTATTTTCTGGTCTTGCTATCTGTTGAAAAGCAACCCTTATGGAATCTACAAAGAAATCGTTTACTTGTAGGTGTAAAATATCCCTTAGCTCTACACCTAACACCGCTAGTCTTTGCTATCGCTTCGCAATAAATCTTTTGACTTAATCTTCCTGCCATGGTCTCTTTTAGTCTTGCTTACCTTTTGTTGATAACCGAAATGTGTTTTTTTTCTAAAATTATCTATTAGATTTTTAGGTAAAGCAACCAGCTTACCTTTGCCTTTTTCGTCTTGTTTACTGAGAGCTAAAGAACAATAATAAGGGTTATCTTTTTCTTGAATTGCTTTAGTAAGGGTATTGCGGGGTAGAGTGGCTAATTTATCCGTAATATGTTCCTTATCCCCACCTTTACTGACAATCTCTTTTACTAGTTTATCTATGTTAGTTAAGTTAATGGTAGTCTTACTAATATCAGTCATCATGAAACGTGGTATGTGTCGTGATGATACATCATTGTGTCGTGATGATACATCATACTTTTTATTAACAAGGTAATCAGAATGAATAGTATATAGCAAAGTAGATTTAAGACGTTTAGTTTTTAAGATACCAACTTCCTGCAGTAATTCAGTACATCTATATATGGTAGACCGAGATAGGCAAACCATACTAGATAGAGTAGCCTGACGTGGATAACATTGTCCATTTTGAGCATTTACAAACTTCAATAGGGATATAAGGATTAGCAATGAAGATGATCGGTATTCTTCTGGTATCTTTTTTATCCTCTCATCATTAAAGAGTTTAAATGGTATTCTAATGTGCGGTAAATATTTTTGCATAGCCTTATGGTTTCTTCTTACACACTTTCTGATGCTCTGCTTGTAGATGAAACAATGTGCCGACCCATTCCTGCTCAGACATAGCCTTTAATGGACCAGAGATAGGGTATTTTTGAGCAACTCGGAATGAAAGGGTATCTTCCCCTACCTCTTTGTAATATACGAGATAAACAGGGATATTTAAGCCTTTTCCTATTTGTTCTACAATATTAGTATATTTCTTCTTATCAGAGCCGTTATCGTATAAATGCTCAATAATGGCTAGTGCTTTCCAGCAACCTTTATTCTTACAAATTTCAACCGAATCAACATCACACATAGCGATACCATTCCATAATCTGTGCCATTTTGAGTACAAATCTTTATCAAAATATTTAGCAAATCTCATTTAGGTTTATATAATTTATAAGTTAGTGTGAGTTCTTGTTCAGGCATAATATCTATTTTTGTTTTCACATACCATTTATTGTTCACCTTAATTCTTATACAATTAGATGTTTCCGAGTGATTGATAAAACCGCCTATTGGGGTTCTATACAAAACATCATCAACCTCAATATGAGAAAGACCTAACTCTGTATCTTTTTTAATTTTTCTTGTAGCAAACAAGCCTAAGCCATGAATAAAACTAGGTTTAATGGTACAAAATATAGGTAAAGGATTATACTCCACCTACACTACCCATAACCCATAAAATTACTAATGTTCCAATAATAATTTCCATTAATCTATTTCCTTTTGTCTTTTTAATTTCTTTTGTAAAACCACCGCAAGTTGCCTTGGAGATTTATAAGATTTAGATTTTTTATGTATAGCAAGAAGATTGGCATATTTTGTTCTATAGAAAGCAACTAATTTATTTGTTTCTAAATCTATTAGCCTATCATTTACATTCTCTTGATTAAAATCTACTTGCTCTTGATTAAGCTCAACTTGAATTGTTAATTGATCTAATTTTATATTAACCTCTTGGTGCAACTTAGTTAATTGTATAAGTTGTTCAGTAATAATCTTTAATTGATTAAAAGTAGCAATAGATTGATTGTCTTTTTTCTTGTTAATTTTATTAAGTGCGTGGTGTTTAATATCCTTTTTAGTCGTTGCTAAAGATACAACGTCCATAGTATTATAGGCTTTAACATAGGTATTAGATGATCCTACAACACCATAACTACTACCTAGTAGCATAACATCAGCACAGCTAGTTAATGATAATAATGCGAAGATATATATGAATAATCTCATTAATCGTAATACCTTTCTGTTAATGTTTTTTCATTAATTTGGTATTTATTAATTAGCTTCAAAGCTAAAGCATACTTTCCTCTTTCTCTACATTTTTTTAATATAGATTTTAATTGATACACCTTCTTTTCTCTAGCTTTAGGTGGGGTGTCCATCTGTATTTCTTGTATTGAAATAATTTGTTTTAGAGTATCTATTTCTTTCTTTTGAGATTCAATAACAACCTCTAAATCATTAGAAATATTCTTAGACATTCTTAATTTCTTTTTTAATAGTTTAATCTTACCTCTATAATCTTGAAACATATCTGTATCTGTCATTTAAGTACCTCTATTTTTTTTATAACCTTTCTTGGAAAACAAGTTAATCCACCTACCTCTAAACCATCTTCATCTTCTGCGTATGAAGTAAATAACCATAGTTTATCTTTAGTTTTTTTATAAATATAACCAACGTCTTCACACACCGATACATCATGGTTAAGTATATCTTCTTCATCAATCCAACTCTCTGTTGAAGAACAAATATCCCACCAAGTAATCTTGACTTGTTTATATTTTGAAATTTTATTAGATAAAGTCATAAAAATCATTAGGTTGAACTTGCTTGTCAGTACCTAAATATATTTTTTTCATCTCTGATTTTCTGGGAATCCTTTGTCCTTCTTTGTAGCGGTAAATGTTCGTACTAGGATTGATATTATGAATACCAACTTTCTTGGCGGTTTCACTACAACTTAACTTATTCTTCTTCATCCATTCTTTAAGTGTCATTTGTTGTTTCCTTTTGATTTGTTAATTTGTATAACCAATAAGGTATATTTATCCACAATTCAAGTAAAAAGATTTCTATAGACATAGTGGAAAACTATCTATACAAAGCCAATAAACAACTATGCAAAAAAAAGATATAGAAAAAGCATTTTCCATATTCAATGGTGGTAAAGGATTAGACCATTGGTCTTATTCGTCTACCTCTACACCTTTTGCTAAAAATTTAATTAATTACACATTTCCACAAGATATAAGAAGAACATTCCCATTTAGATATAAAGCTAACTTTGGTAATTTAGTTAATAATACTGTTCAAAGATTAATTGGTAATACGATTTGGAAAAAAGAAACACGAGCCATAACAGAGTGGGATAGAGATTATAAAATATCATTTGAAAAAGAACTTTCCAAGATAAATAAAAAAGACCCTGTTGATGAAAAAGATCAGTACGGCAGAGAAAAGATGATTGACTTTGCACACGATTGTATTGGAGTTACTAAAAAGGTTGTTCAAGACATTGTGGGTCAAAAGGAATTAGAATGTGAACGTCATGTAAGAAAAAAAGAAATGACTATGATAAAAGATATTTTAGGTAAGATAGATTATGAAACTGATGATGTGCTAATTGAATTAAAAACGAAGCCACCTAATTTAAGAAAAGTAAAGTTTAAAGAGGAATACTCAATGAGTAGTCAAGCACTACCAACTGAGCCTTCTATAGAAAATTTAACTCAAACTGCGTTTTATTATATGTGTTCTAAAAAGACACCATTCTTAATTTATACGAATGATAAAGAGCATATTATATTTGACGACAAACATGAGTTAATGCGTAAAGAACACCTAGAGTTTCTATATTATAAAATGGTT